AAGCGTGTGTTAAGTAAGCTTGCACCACAGTTAGCCGACCCTATTGAAGACTTCTTTAACCGATTTGTTAGTGACGACAGTCCGTCAATGCCGATTTGGTTGTGTTACATAGCCGACTTTCACCCACAAATGGTAGCACAGATAGCGTTGAAGACCGTGCTTGATAAGATGTACGCAGAGACCCGTCACTTCAGTCGGCTGGCAGCGGAAGTAGGGAAAGCATTTGAAGAGGTAGCAAGACAACGGGTAGCAGAACACACGGTGGCAAAGAATAAGATGTTCAGCGTACAAAAAACAAAGAGTAAACGGTCAAAGATGCAACGGTTTTATAATGTTGAAAAGAATAACCGACGGTTTACGTGTTGGGAGAAACGGTTGAAGGTATCACTTGGTGCGTGGTTGTTGGGAGAGATAGAACGACACACTGGACTGATAGAGTTCAGGATGGAACGATTTGGTAAGAAGCTACGCAAGGACGTAGTGTTGTCTGCTAAGTTCAGCGATTGGGTACGACGGTTTGATACATGGAAAGAGATGCTTGACCCGATGCGTATGGCGTTGCCGACAAAACCGAGAGACTGGGTAGACTTTTACAGCGGAGGATACGAAAGCTTTAACGATCCGTTTGTAATGAACCGACCGAACGGTAGCAACTACGAGTTTGCAAGCATGAAGAATCTTTACGTGTCCGTGAATAACATTCAGCAGGTAAAGTGGAAAATTAACACGAAGATTTTAGATATTGCTCTAAAGTGTTACGAACTAGAAAGGGTCTTTGACTTCCATGAGATACCTTTGCAACCATATTTAGAGAACGGACACGAACGACCTGAAGAATTACGTGAGTGGAAGTTTAAACAGGACAAGATACGACGTCGCAATGAAAGTAACCGTAGCAAAAGGCTACAACACGCTAAAATCCTACACCTAGCTAAGAAGTATAAGGAATGGGACGATGTTTACTTTCCTGCACGAGTAGACTACAGAGGCAGGGTATACTATATGCCAGCTTATCTGCACCCACAAGGTAACGACTTAGCACGTGGTCTTTTGTTATTCGGTGATGGTCAACAGGTTATGGATGAAGACGACCTTGAACGACTGTTGATCCACGGAGCTAATGCATGGGGAGTAAAGGGTAGCATTGAAGAACGCTTGCATTGGGTAGGTAAACATCAGAAGTGGTTCCTTGAAACAGCAGAAGACCCGATGACTAACGACTGGTGGATGGAAGCGAGTGAACCGTTTGGATTCCTAGCGTTTTGTCTTGAGTATCAACAGTTTACAAAAGAGGGATACGGTTACGTGTCACACTTTCCTGTACGTATGGACTGTAGTAATAACGGTATGCAGATATTACATTTGTTACTACGGGATACACGTCACGCCAAGCACTGCAACCTTGTACCTGACCAACCAGTTGGAGATATGTACCAGTACATTGCTGACCTTGTGTACGAACGTTTGAAGGAGCAGTCAAGTGAGAGTTATATAGCATCTGAATGGTTCAAGTACGGAGTGACAAGAGCTATGGCTAAAGCTGCGGTAATGAATAAACCATACGGTCAGTCGTACTATCACGTGCTTAGTAACTTCTTAAGTATTATTGGGGACAACCATCCGTTTCAAGAGGGCGAGAACATCGACGCTATCAATTACCTAGCCGAACAGTTCAACACGGTAGCACGGGAGGAGTTAGAAAGTGTTGTCCGTATACAGAAGTTCTTACGTGGTTGTGCCAATGCAATAGGAAATCAGATAATCAGATGGACGACACCGAGTGGATACAAAGTTGTACAAGGACTGACAAAAACGAAACGATTACAGTGTCGTACAATAGTCGGTAACATATCAACAACGGTTGAACTGGAGGACGACACAGACGAGATCGACCCAAAGGAACAACGCAAAGGAATCACTGCTAACTTTATACACGGAATAGACGCAGCTGTTGTCCACCGATTAGCGTACGGTATGGCGTACGACATGGGCTTTGTTCACGACTGCTTTATAAGCCACGCCTGTAACGCAAAAAAAGTACACCAAGATGTACGAAAAACATACAAGAATTTCTTTTCAATTGACTTACTAGCAGAGTTCAGATGTGAGTTATTGAATCAACACCCGACAGCAAAGTTGCCTGACCTGCCTGAACTTGGGACGCTTGACGTCTCGCAAATAGATCGAGCAATGTACCTGCTGTCTTAACACCGATAAAAACACTAAGAGAAATATGAGTATAAAATCACGTAAGAAACATCCGATAATAAAGATCAGCGGTATCGCTAAGTACTGCCACCTAAACGAACCGAGCAAGAAGTTTCATCCAGAGTTTGGTGAGTACAACTGTGACACGGTAGTAACTGAAGATGTAGCAAAGCAAATCAAAGAACAGCTTCGTCCGTTGTACGAGGAAGAGTTAAAGACTATGCAGGAAGAAAAGGGCGGTCAAAAACTCAAGCAAGCTGATATGCCTATTAAGGAATCAGATCAAGAGATAATGATACGCACAAAGCTGAAGGGTGGACATAGAGCTAAAGACGGTACGGTTTACAACTTCAGTGTGGCATTGTTTGATGCAGCTGGTAAACCATTACCCAAAGAGGTAGAGGTGTGGGGCGGTAGTAAAGTGAATGTAGCTGTACGACCTAACTTTTGGTACACAGACTTAATGGGGTTTGGTGTAACATTCGAACTGCAGGCAGTACAAGTTATTGAATTAGCTAACGGTGGTCAGAGTGCAAAGGCAGCAGATGCATTCGGATTCACAAGTGAAGAAGGATTCATTGCTAACGGAGGAGAAACCCTAGACCAAGTATTCGATGCGGAAGAAACGGACGAGACAGAAGTCACAGCGAACTTCTAATAACCGTTATCGTTCAGGTTTCGAATCTAAATTAGCTAACCAGTTACAGCGTAGTGGTGTCTGTTTTGAATACGAGACGCTCAAGATTGAGTACCGAAAGGTGTCCACCTATACGCCAGACTTCATACTACCAAACGGCATAATCATTGAGGCCAAGGGAGTCTGGACGGTGGAAGATAGGACTAAGCACCTCCTTGTTCGGGCACAGCATCCACATCTAGATATTAGATTGGTGTTTATGAACGCAGCGAACAAGATTCGTAAGGGTTCAGACACCACCTACGCTAAATGGTGCGATAAGAAAGGAATAATATATGCAGATAAAATCATACCAAAGTCATGGCTTTCACAGAAACGCACCAACCCTGTAGCAAGTGCGGGTCAAGTGACGGAGCAGCCACCAACGATGACGGAAGCACCTATTGTTTCGTGTGTCAAAATTATAGTGGACAAGGAGGAAGAGTGAGCGAACCAACACCGAGAGAGTTCTTAACTGGCGAACCCAAAGCAATACCACGACGCAACCTAACACAAGAGACGTGTCGTAAGTGGGGCTACTGGGTCGGTCGTTTGAATGGTGAAGACGTTCAGATAGCTAACTATAAGACACGGGACGGTAAACCTGTCGCTCAGAAGATACGATACGCCAACAAGAACTTCAGTGTTCGTGGTGAGTTGGTCGGACTATACGGTCAGCACTTATGGAAAGAAGGAGGACGTCGTGTCGTTGTAGTTGAGGGAGAGATAGATGCGTTGAGTGCTTCACAGGCTATGGATAACAGATGGCCAGTGGTCAGCGTACCGAACGGAGCAAGTGCTGCAAAGAAACACGTAGCCCAAGCTATCGACTGGTTGGAACGGTTCGAGAAAGTGGTGTTCTGTTTTGATATGGATGACGTCGGACGGAAGGGAGCAGCTGAATGTGCAGCACTCCTGACCCCCGGCAAAGCACACATCGCAGAGCTACCACTAAAGGACCCGTCTGATATGTTGACAGGTGGTAAGTCGAAAGAGTTGGTGTCGTGTCTTTATGAAGCAAGAGAGTACAGACCTGACGGAATCGTAAACGGTAAGGACTTGTGGGAGTTGGTAAGTAATACTGAGGAACATAAAGCTGTGCCGTACCCGTACTATAGTTTAAATGAGTTAACCCACGGCATGAGACTAGGAGAATTAGTTACGGTATGCGCGGGTAGTGGAATAGGAAAGTCTCTGTTCTGTCGTGAGGTTGCTCATCACCTGCTAGGTCTTGGCGAGACGGTAGGTTATATAGCACTGGAGGAATCCGTCAGGCGTACAGCTCTTGGTATCATGGGCATCCATCTGAACAAACCATTACACCTAGAAGACGAACAACTAGATACGGAAGCGTTACGTCCTGCGTTTGAAGAGACAGTAGGGAACGGAAAGTTCTACACCTACGATCACTTCGGAAGTATGGACAGTGACAACTTGCTAGGTAAGATACGATACTTGATAAAAGGATTCGATTGTAAATGGATATTCTTGGATCACCTAAGCATTGTTGTATCTGGTATTGCAGGTGACGATGAACGACGATTGATTGATAACACGATGACCAAGCTGCGTAGTCTCGTTGAAGAGACAGGGTGTGGCATGGTGTTGGTCAGTCACTTGAAGCGAGTGGATAGTGGTCACGAAGAGGGAGGACGAGTAAGTCTGCACCATCTGAGAGGCAGTCAAGCTATAGCACAGCTGTCGGACATGGTGATAGGATTGGAACGAAACCAACAAGCTGAGACAACATCTAATGAGACCCGTGTTCGTGTATTAAAGAATAGATTCAGCGGACAGACAGGACATTGCACCACACTTAACTACGACACAGAAACCGGACGATACACAGAGGACAAGAACGTCTTCAAAGATACAACAACAACTAATGAACCATTCTAAAAATTATGAAATTAAAAGATAAACAATTCTGGTCAGACATTGATAAAGTTAGAAAGCTAATGGGCAAAGTCCCCGTAGCGTATGATAAAGTTACTAAAGAAATAACTTATTCAGACGGTAGCAAAAAAGCTTATACGGATAGAAAAACAGGTAAACTTATTGAGCCTACTAAAATGTTAAAGAGATACGGACTAATATAAATGAAAACTAATATTACTAAAAAACAATTTTTTACAATTCTTAACGCAGCTGAGCTTATGGAGGCTGCGGCTAACTTGGATATCGCTTCAGGTGATTTTCTAGACCCTTCAGATTTAGTAGATACAGCATTGGCACTGAGAACTGTGGCGCACGATTTACTACCTGACGACGAAGAAGAACCCACACATGAAACCTTTGGATTTACCCCGGAGGTAGCAGAATGAAAACACTATTCTTTGATATAGAAACGAATGCGATAGAAGACTGGTCGAACTTGTCTGACTTAAGGACTGTTCACTGTCTATCTATCTACGATCCTACCACACCCAAGATGATAACGTATCACGGTGCTGGTATTAAGAACGGACTAATGGAGTTAGCTAAGGCAGAGCGAATCGTCGGACACAACGTCATCGGGTTTGATCTAGCTGCTCTCTCCAAGATGTACAGCTTCCATCCACCTCTTGTTAAAGTATTGGACACGATGGTGATGGCTAGATGTATAGTACCTGATGTACGCAACGACGACTTCTTACGAAATAACTTCGATAAAAGTTTAGTGGGTAGTCACTCGTTGAAAGCGTGGGGACTGAGACTGAACAACCTGACCAAGCTGACATACGGTGAGGAAGACGGAGCGTTCGACAGTTACAACGAGGACATGAGGAAGTACTGTGAACGTGATACAATCGTAACACAAATCCTGTTTGACTATCTGATGATGGGTAACCCAAGCGGTGAGATGCTAGCAATTGAACATTGGTTTGCGTTCCTGATGAGACTGCAAGAGAAGAAAGGCTTTGCGTTTGACGTTGTTAAAGCTGAGAAGTTGGAGCTAGAGTTGGCTGCTGTTCGTGCTGGTTTGTTAGACAGACTGCAACGAGAGTTCCCTGCTAAGACGGAAGAGATGAAGACACCGAGTGGTTGGTCCTTACAGATAGAACGAGAGGACGGCATGGAGTTTATCACAGCAGCAACCAAGACGGAGTTGAAGAAGCAGTTGAAGATACGTAACTTGAAACAGACGTTGGTCAAGGATGCAGTAAAGATGGGTAACAAAACTAAGACGATACCATTCAATCCCGGTAGTCGTCAGCAGATAGCCGAGCGTTTGTTGTCTTTAGGATATGAACTACCAAAGGAACCTGATGCAACCACACCAAAGGTAGATGAAGCAGTACTGAAAAGTATAGACCATCCGTTTGCTGAGGTGTTGTGTAATTACTTGTTGGTCACTAAGAGGTTAGGACAACTAGCAGAAGGTAATCAGGCGTGGTTGAAGTTGGAAAAGAACGGACGGATACACGGAAGAGTCAACACAAACGGTGCAGTAACGGGTCGTTGTACTCATCAGAATCCTAACGTAGCACAAGTACCTGCGTGTCGTGCTGAGTATGGAGAGAAGTGTCGTGAGTTGTTTAAAGCAGGAGACGGATACAAGTTAGTCGGGTGTGATGCAGCAGGACTGGAACTACGAATGCTTGCACATTACCTAGCTTTCTACGACGGAGGTGCATACGCTAAGACTGTTATAGAGGGAGACATACACACACTGAATCAGAAAGCAGCAGGACTGGAGACACGAGACCAAGCCAAGACGTTTATCTATGCATTCCTTTACGGAGCAGGTGACGCTAAGATT